TTGTTGGCCGTTGTATGAGCGAGCGCAGTAGGTGGGCTTGCTTTCGTGAGCGTGGCGGTGGGCTGTTGACGAGAAAGCATATCAGCAGCAATAATAAGATTGGTAGTATTTATGTTGTTCTCGACAACTTCTATACGTTCAGTATGATTTGCTACTACTGGTTCGACAATATTTAACCGTCCAGTGTTACTTACTATACGACCTTCGTGATCGGTTAACTCTACTTTGTCTTCAGCTGCCATCAAACCGTCAGCTCCAATTGTCACCAAAGGAATTATGACTTTTTTGTTTCCATTCGGAGTAATATCTACACCACTATCTGCTAACTGAACTCCTTCGATTATGTTGACTTGTGCACCAGGAGCAATTCCACTCAATTTGGCATAGTCTTCTTTGCTAAGCAGACCATCAGCAACCATGGTAGCTAACGATTCGTTCGAACCTAAGTCATTCCATTCAGTTCCAGTCCAAGCATAGTTGACGTTTGAGTCATCACTAGTTTCATCAGCAAGTACTTTCCACGTATCACCAGACACTGCCGTAGCTTCTTTAGCAGCCAAATTGGCATAAGTTGCGACAGAACCTTTATAACGATAAACTGCCGAAACAGCATTTTGAATCTCAGTACGTACTTGCTTTACAGTTACTAAGTCTTGATCATTTACACCATCAGCAGCACCAGTAATCTTATTAGCACCCATTGCTAAAGGACCAGACATAGTGTCTCCAGCTTTATTCAATTTATTGTTTAAGTCTATAGCTACTTGTTGTACTTCAGATTCATTATCAGTCCAAATCTCACCGGCTAATACATCTAATACATAACAATGAAGTTTTCCTGTTAGACTACCGATTCCGATTGTTTCAACCGTGGTACTACGTTTTAACTCAAGTGTTTGTCCTTTAAATGTGATATAGACTGTATTGGAAACATTAGTTTCAGATATATACAATTGGTATTCAGTACAATCAGTAAACGATAAAACATATCTAGCGGCAGACGGTTCTATTTCATAATAGTCTGCGCCTTCGACAATAGTATGTTCAGTTAAGAATATTTTGTCATTCCATCGTTGAACTATAGCGCCACTAGTTTTATGAAGAATACCTTGTTCGTCCTTTCTAAATAAACTCATATAAGCCTCCTCTACTTATCTATCCATACTAAATTAGATTCAGTATTGGTGGATAAGATTTTATTGTATCCAGCTATTCCATCTGGAACTTGAATAAATGCCGCATTTCCACTAGCATCAGTTATTAAAATGCCTTTCTTAGTAGCTAGTTTATGAGCTATTGTTTTAATCTCACTAGCTACTAAGACGCAATTTAATGCTAATACATCAGAAGTCAAACAAGTCTTAGAATGATTTTGTTCACCTAAGATTGAAGTCTTAGTTCTTACTTGTCCACCATCAGTCGCCATCATAGTCTCCTTAATAATAATAGATACAGTTTGAACGCATGTCCTCAACTAGGACTGAAGCAAAAACCGCAACTAATCCTTTAAACGCTACAGCCGCTTCTTCAGTAGGATTAACAGTTAATACAGTTTGTGGTAAATGCTCAAATGCCTCAGGAACATCTACCCAGCCAGGACCGTCAATACCGTCCGATACTAACATTTGCCCAACTTCTCCAAATGGAAGTTCTTGGATAGTGCCATTCTCAGCACTTGCTAACAATTTATTAGCAACACCAGGGGTTCTAACTTTAATACTGCCAGGAGTAGCACCTCGTACTACTAACTGATTTTCGTATCCAGCACTATTCCACGATTCGAGTGTGTTATTAGGACCAATGATAGCTACGGTTTCATCTAAGACAACTCCAACACTTCCCGTACTACTTTTTATCAGATTTTCTTCTAGCCACGTTACGTTCTCTAATGCTCCATTTGCATTACTTTTAACTATTTTGTCAGGGTTAAGTACAATTACACTCAAACCGTTTGTTCCATTTGAACCGATCGGTTTATTGGCAATCACACCAGACTCCCAAACTTTAACTATATTACCGGAATCAGCCATTAATACTCGATCGGTAAGTAATGTTGAAACCGTATCACCAACGCCAGTAGAGAGTAAATTACTCGGATGAATGTTTACAATGTCTAATTTACCAGTGTCGTCTGACTTAACCACTCTGTTATGGGTAAGAGCCATTCTACCTATCGTGGGTCCATCATTAGTAGTTACAATTACTGCTACTTCTTGAGGAGCTTGGGCATAACTTAGTGGTAGTGGAGTTAATTTTCGACGTTCTCCTACCTCATCAACTGCTGGTATTCTACTAAGCATTACTGGAACTCCATAGGTGTCAACGTCTACGTCAACTACCACAAATTGTTCAGTAACAAACTCTTCTGCTTCGGGAACAGTAATACCAAGTTCATTCATAGCACTAGCTACTACTAATTTGCCTGCTGCAATAGTTTCTTCATCATCATCTACTACTATAAGTGCACCATTTGGTAATTCACTAGGTATTATAGCATTAAACTCTTCTAAAGTACCTGCCCAATAAGCCTCATTTGAAGCACCATTTTGAACAAACTCAGAAATATTTTGTTTCCAATTATGCAAGTGTTGAGCTGTTTTAATATATGGAATATTAACATTTAATTTGCTTAAATCGATCACAAAATCGTCAGCATTAGAATCTACCGTAGTTATACCTATAGTTAAATTAGCCGCTGCTTTGGTAGGGTCACTAGGATGAATATGATCGGAGTTAACCCATTTACCAGAACTACCAACAGATGCTACCGAACCATTGGCTTTTAAGTTTGCCGTGTTTGTTTCTATTAAATCGAGAAAACTAAATGTAGCTCCTACGTCTTCCCATTGCCAATCTTGACCATCAAAGGTAACTGTCCAATAAGTATCAGTAGCATTTACATATGCTAAATGACCAGATAAAGCAGCAGTTGCTGGATGAGCAGATTCCAAAGCAACTGAAGTAGCATAAATACCAAGAAATAGATCAAGTGTCTCTAATACGTCACGTAATGATTCACCTTCAAGTTGTAAGAGGTCTAATCGTTTTTGGACAGTATCTTGGTCTTGAGAAGGTGCGTCCCAATCTCTAAACAGTCCACTAGTACCATCCCATAAAGCTTTATTTAGCTTAGAGTCGAATTGACCCTGAAGATAAGCTTTCATATTAGTACCGAACTCAGTATATTCCCATGAAGCAAATGCTCTATTCTCCACATTACCTAATCCGATAGTCTCTTTAGTAACAATCACGTTATTATTAAGATAAACTGGATCCACTTGTAAATAATGTTCAGCATCAAACTTCAATCCGTCGCCAGCTTTAATTTTAACCATACCATACGGAGTGACTCTACTAGAACCGGTACCATCATGTGCTAAAGGCCAGTTAATTTTAACTATCCCCGAGTCAAGATTGAAATCATTAGAATCGACTTGTATAATACTTGGAGTAACTAAAGGATTCGACCGTTTAATAGCATACGAATTATAAGCTTCTCCATTAGGACCAACTACCGGTATAGCTTCAAAGTCATTACTTAACATTACTAATTCAGGTCTGACTAATGCGTTTCGACTTCTACGGTTTAATTTAATTTCAGCCGTATCACTTTCATATGCTATTCCAGTCTTCGGATTAATTAAACTAGTTACAACCGTTGTTTTCTCAAACTCATCCGACAAAACTTTGACTAATGATGGTCTAACTGTCGGATCTGCCAAATCTTCTACCATCATATCCATAGGCCAACGAAGTTTTACTCTTCCTAAAGGAGCTGTAAAGTCTTTAGATTCGAAAGAGGCAATACCTTTATTAAGGTCGTTAGCAACTGGTAAATATACGTATACCTGTTCATCGTTTAAAACTTTCGGTTTTTCTGGAACCACTTGTTGCCTAATAGCACTCATACTTTTCCTCCTTCTATATTACTTTCCGCAAATTAGTGTTAACTGTCAATTTAGTAGGAGCTAATATTACTTGCGGATTATTTACAGACCCTACTGGAGACTCAACATCAATATCAGTTTGAAACCAACCAGGTATTCTAGCTTTAACAAATGGAAACAAAACGTCAATATTATCTTGTATCCAAGCGTTTCTAAACTCTTTCCAACTAGCGTCCAACCGAATTGCGTAATCTTCATTACTTTCACCAACACTTTGAACTGGTCTATCCCAATCAGGATCGGTAATTTCGACCCAATCGATCCATTGCAAATCTGGATAAGCTTCGTGTGCTTCACCGATTAAGTCGCCCATAGATAACGTGTCTACTAACGTAATTTGGTATAAATAGTTTTGACCTTCCCATAGTCTAGTTTCACCACTAGTAAACGGCATAACTATGTGACACTCGTAGTCATATTTGGCTTCTCCTAAATCGTTGAAATACACATAATGATACGGTCTATGCCCTAAGGTAAGATCTATAGCTTCGTTGGATCGAGTATATCTATACAACGCGTACATAGTTGAATCAGCAGCAGGTTTAGATACCACTTGATATTGTGAATATTCACCAAGATCAGATATTACAGTTTGATAAAACTTCGGAAGTTGGAGCATATCCAACCACCAAGTTGCTACAAATCGTTCATTCTTTTCAAACTTAGTAGAAGCAACCGTAATTGCCCACATAGGATTGATGCGTTGACTGGAAACAATAAAAGGTACATATTCAATACTAGATTGACTAAGTAATATATCTAGTGTCCATGCTTCGCCTTGATGAATAGTTATTTCATTATTGAGAACCAACATCAGTTGTCTCCTTTCGTACTAGCTATTTTTAGATAATAGTCAGTAGCCTCTAAAACTAAATTATACATTTCAAAACTAGCAATACCAAAATCATTTAAACCGTCTATTAGTTTAATAGTCACTATCCCACTACTATAACAGCTAGATGGATAATACTCGCTTTCTATAAGTAGTTCATTTAGTACATATAGTTTGTTTTTACAAAATCTAGTGTTTAATAGTTCTGCAGTCAATTTGAGTTGAATCCTATGTAACAAATGAGATACCCAAGTAGTAAGGTTCTTAGTTGATCCAACATAAATAAATAAGTCGCCAAGTTGTAGATTTTTATAGGGTTTATCCAAATAACAAATTAAAGTTATTTGTCTATTACTTGTTTTAGCAATATCAGCAATACGTTCAAAATCATCAATAGACTTCAGAACTTGTAACATTATTCGCACCTCCAAAGTCTAATGATTCCTATACCACCATTACCACCATTACAAACCTTGGTAATACTAGTTCCCACGATGTCAGCGAAGTTACAACCAGTTCCAGCAAAACCACCATTCTCAGCTACGGTATAACCTTCAGTATTACTTATACCAGGTTCTCCAGGAGTACAATGTTTCTCTCCTCCATAACCAGCACCAGCACCACCACCGCCACCACCACAAATTATGATATTATCTCCCCACTGAAACACGGAAGCACCACCACCACCACCGCCACCACTAGATAGATGAAAGCAATCCAGGCCAATTACTACTCCCCAACCGCCACCACCACCACCAAAACTACGACCACTATAATCTGGTCTGTTGTGATAACCACCAGCACCACCAACTTCTAAACCAGCACCAGCACCACCACCACCACCAGCAGCACTTCCTGAAACTCCTGCATTATCTCTATAATCAGAAGTACCACCTTTTCCACCATAAGGTCCATTAGCACCACCACCAGAACCACCAACACCTTGAGTATCACTAGGTACCGGATCGACACCAATATTTCCAATGTCTACATAACTATCTCCACCATTAGCACCACCATTGACTCCAATACCACCAAGCCTAGAATTAGGACTAAGAAGACCATCAAACTGATAAACAGGGTTTAAGCCATCGTTTGGTTCAACCGGAGTATCTACCGGTAGAATTGGGGTCCTACCGCCATTACCACCATAGTTGAAAGTATTTGCAACTGGAGCTACATTTGAAGCACCAACTGCTGACCACCAACTAAGACCACGACCTCGAACTCCTCCACTACCTACCATGATTGTAGCATTTACTGCAATAGATAATTTAAAAAGTTTTTTAACGTAAGCCCCATCTCCACCCTTAGTTCCGTCAAGAAAGTCACCAGCTTGACCAATAAGAGCATGATCTCTACCTACACCGCCACCACCACCACCACCAGCACCGATAATCTCAACTTCGTACCAATAATAAGGATCTAGTGGCAATACAAGTTGAGTTATACCAGATGCCAAAGTGTCGACTAACAATATTCGGTTTGGAGGAGGAACAGGAGGAGCTTGCGGTATTAACTCTAAGTTACCATTGCTATCGGTCCCAATCAACCGGTTAGGTTGATTATAACTGAATGACGCAGCATTGCCCTCAGAGTCAGTAATCATAATCTTTTTAGCTCCAGGGTTAAAAGCTTTTATGTTTCTATCGCCACCACTGACTACATACTTGTTTTTCACCAAATCACTAGGAACAAGCACAATGTCTGGAGAGTTTAATTCAACATATATTTTATCTTTATCTCTAATCACTATAACTCACTCCTATCGTATAAAACTATATTACCAGTAGCATCAGTACCTATCAACTTGTTAGCTTGACCAACAAGATCTAGCGTTGTAATATTACCAGACCCATCAGTAAGTAAGACTTTATTTGGTCCAGGTGTAAACCCAACTATCGTCTTATTGCCTCCGCCTTTTAGCCACTTATTTACCGTGATAGTGCTAGAAGATTCAACGGTGTTAGCATCATTGACTTCTCCTAGTATTCTAGTTTTAGTTCTTATCATTGCCTGTACCTCCCTGCACTCCTCCTGTGGAAGTACCTACTTTGTTAGTCTGAGTACCTTTAGCAGCATTAACTTCGTTATTAGCAGCACCTTGTTGTTGGCCTTTAGCCTCAGTTGATGCCGGTTTGCCAGCACCATCTCTAGCGCCACCAGACCCTACAGCACCACTACCATTTTGAGCATCTTGAATATAACTCATAGCCAACTGAACTGCCTCTGGATTATTAACAAGAGCTTGCTCGATCTGAGTCGGAAGATGTTTAACAGCTTCATCAAGGAATGCCAATGCAAAATCAGCAGTTGGATAGCCATATTGTTTCTTCATGTTCCAATACATACGAAGTGCTCTAACTGGGTCAATAGTACTACCCATAGTACCGTTGACGAAGTCGTTGTCAATCATTTGCCACATTGATGCCCGATCCTGTGTAATTTCAGTAGCCTGATCTACGCTCCAAGCGAAATCGTCACGGTAGTAATATTCGCCGTGCTTATCCTTTTCAAGGAACATATACTTTGACCAAACCTCTTCTTTAACAGTACCATTCGGTAACAAACTAATAAAAGACCGTTCTTCGTCACAAAACGCTAATAAATACTTAAATATTAATTCGTATACACCTGCATAGGCTATATTGCGCTGAGTCAGCGGAGCCGCTTGTCTGCTTTGTGAAGCCATCATTTGTAGTTGCTTAGCTTTACCAGAACGAGCCGATGGGTCATTTTTGCCCTGATCGGTGTCTGTTACACCGGTAGTACTCTTGGCATTTTGATACAACATTTCAGCCATTGTGATTTCTTCACTAATATCCGCCATTACTTGTTTTACCTGAATAGCAGCAGCTTCTTGAGCGCTTTCAACATTAACATAGGTAATCTCTTTACCTTCTTCAATGCGAGTGTCTTTTAACTTAGTTACGTAAGCTTTAGACATCTCGCTCTTATGCTCAGCTTTATTTAAAAACTTGTTTATTGAGTCCTGACTTTCCATAGCCAACTGAACTTCAGAAATACCATACATACTAAGCGGTATTTTATTAGCACGTTTAGGTACGAAAGGCAGTTGTCTGATCAAATAGAACGGAATGACTGTACCAGCAGGAATAGTTTGAGCATCATCTTTAGTCATAGCATCAGCACTTCTATCAGACGACGTGCCAGACCGATACGGATTAGTGATATACTCTAGGTCACTCTCAAGAGTTTGTTGTTTAACACCAACATACTTTAAATTTTTTCCACCACAGATAGGACATACATCTTTGTCAGGTACAACCGTATGACAGTCCATACACTCACGTCTACGTCTCATTCCCCACTCAACATCATTGCACAATACTATATGATTATCTTTGGTATATACGAATCGACCTACATAGCGATCTTGATTTAAATAGTATACTTCGATAACGTCCACCATGTCGGTGCCACCAATACTGACAATCTCACGATTATACAAGTCAACAATCTGTGCTAATGTCATGGTTCGTTTCTCGAAGATATACTCTAACTTTTTATAGTTAGTGACACCTGCTTGTGGAATCACAGTGTCAATCGGACAGTTTTCTACAATGGGCATACCTGACCGTTCGTGCGTATTATCAAACGGATCCCACGTAACCTTCAACCAAGTTGTTGAGTCAATCAGACAAGACCGTTCAGACTCGTCCTGAGTCTCTTCTGACAACATTCTGTCCATCTCTTGCTTGATTAAAGACTCAGTAGCTTTAACAGGTAATAAGTCACTATGATACCTCGGTGTCATCTTAGGCGCTGGTATTCTCGGGTTAATCTTTTGCTCAACTAACTCATACGCTACTTTACGCATAGCCTTCATCTTAGCGTCGGTTGCCTCACCAAACTCATCCAACTGATTGAAAATACCCATGTAGGCATTTCTCCACACAGTTAGATTCTTAGTGTTAACACGACTCTTCTGGAACTCTGCTTCAGCTACTACAAACTTAGCGTCCCAAAGCTGCACCATCTCAGCCTCTTCGTCAGTATTGGCGTAGGGATTCTGAGCTGGTTTTAGATTGAGATAAGTTAGTACTCTTGAATCGCTAACGGATCCTTTTGGTAATTCGTCTTGTTTAGTCTCCATTGCTTTGCCTCCTCTCAACTAACATTGTCTTTTTATAAAACAAAACATAACCTCGTCTAGACAGCACCGAAAGTACCTCCTTCGTCTTTAGGTCTCCATTTAGCGTTCGCACCATGAAGACGAATAAACTCTTCTTTATCTTTTTGGTCTTTTAATGCCATATAGTCACTTTCCATCTCTGGCCACCAGTTAGAGTACCTTGTAAATCTCTGAATCTTCTTAGTGACTTTCTCTAAGCCGCTAAGCAAGCCGATACTTACTTTTATACCCTGACTGAACGCGTCGACCAAGTCGTCGTTACCGGCAAATGGAAAAGTGCCCAACTCTTGTTTGTAACAATTAGTGTAACTAAGACCTTGCTCTTCCCACACGAAATCGTTAGGTGAAGACAATAAAGCCGCATCTTTTTCACAAGGTATGTAGCATCTGCCGTCTCTTTGATACACAGATGCTGTCTGCGCTCTAGAGTATTTGCCACCCTCAGGGTCGATAGGAACTACTGACGGAAAGTCTCTTTCTGGGATATTTAGCTTGGTCCGCCACTTCTTAAGCACCTGTACGATGCCAGGACCATTAGCCTTATCCTCTATGTATATTGTCTCGATCTCTGGAAACTTTTTGACTAGATATATTACTTTGTCAATAGTGTCAGGTAAGTCCATTTGTCTCCTTACTAAATACCGTAAATAAGAATTACCCTGTTTAATACCAGTTATCTCCATTGCAACAAAGTCCGAAGTCATTTGATCCTTGAAGGTAGCGTCTATTGATAAATAAATACGGTCAAATTTATTTATCTGTTCTTTAGTGCTCCAATGTTTCTCGATCTCATACTCTTGCCAGTCGTCAGACTTGAACAAGTTGCCGAGCTCATTGCTAGGACTACCTTGGAATAGTGCATTATAGACATGAGCGCCATCAGATGCCAAGTATGATTCTCTAATCACTTCAGCCCAATGCGCGTCCTTGCCCATCTCTGGACAAATACCTTCACCAGGTACTCGTTTTAAAGGGTCTGTGAGTACATTCTCCTCAGTAGCAAGTGCCGTATAGTTATAATCACCAACAATAAAGTCTTTTCTATGGCGTCTCAGCCAACCTAGTAAATCATTTGGCACCCATCTAGTAGCCATTACTACACATAAACTGCCAGGATTACCAAGAAGACGAGTTTCGACAGTAGACATATATGCCTCAATATTGCCATCAATCATTACCTCAGACATAGCATCCTGCATGTTCTTGATAGGGTCATCAATAACGACCACGTTGCCAGTTTTACCAGTAACAACACCTCGAAGACCTGCACACGACATGCCACCGTTCGTATTTACATACAATTTAGTAGCCATGTCTAACACCATAGTCTCCCACTCGTCAGTAGACTGAATCTTGTCATGTATTTTGACTCGTCCATGAGTCAGACTAGGTGCAAACTCGGTGAATTTGTCTCTATTACGTCTGCCGAACCTAGAAGTGAAGTCACTAGCATAGCCCAACGTCAACACGCCTAGTCTAGGGTACTTAATAAGGCACCAAGATTGAAAAGACTCCGTAATGGTAAGACTATTGTGAGTTGGTAATAGTTCGTAACCAATTAAATAACTTCCATCACCCTCTACTGTAATACAATTACCAATAATTAACTCACCAGTATATGCTCCAGTAACAGATTTGATATAATATTTGTTTTTAGTGTCACTATCAATAGTAGTCTTATTTTCCAATACGGTTTGTTTTCGTTTCAACTTAAATATCTTGTCGGTTTTATTCGGAAAAAACACAACTCTAGTAGCAACTCCTTCAAAACCAATCGTCTGATTCTTAGTAACTCTGTCAGACATATTGGCTTTATACCCTAAAGATTGTATTAATGAAAATACTTGTAATGCTAAGTCGTGATTAGCCAGTGCAATTTCGCATTGACCACGACCATCACTAGATACATTACCGTCAGTGTCCATTAGTCCGTTTAGTAACTCTCGACGTTGCCTTTCGCTGCATAGAAACATATAGTCCGGAATGTGTTTATTGTCATACAATTTTAGTTGTCTAAGAACGTTAGATGGTATACCTTTGGCAATTTTGACCGTCTTTGATTCTCTGCACGGAACCAGTCCATACTCCAATATGTCCGCCTCAAGGCCACATATTTCACCAGTAGTACTAAAGCCATCACCAAGCCACAACCCGAATAAATATGGATCTATTGGTAAGTTACTCTCAGGTAAGTTCAAAGGTTTTGCCGTCTCTATGTATGGAGCACGTTCAGTTAAATAGCGAGGAGAAATCGGTCTACCATTTCGTCTAATATCAGGCGTCATGATTTGCCGGCTCTCGACTAACTTTGTATAATGGTCGTTTGGCTTTTTACTACGATCCGTATAATTCACGTTCCATAAGTGTTGTGGAGAAAAGCCATTGATACTAAAACTTTCAAAATTGATACTAGTGTTAGGTAATAAATAATTAGGATGTACATGAGTTACCAATTTAGGATTTCCATCTGCTCCAAACACATAGTCCCCAACTTTTAAATCACCATGTGTCGTCCAACCTTTAGTCGTTAATATTGGAGTATTCTTAGAAGCCCCTTTTCCAGTTTGCGGAGGTGCACTTAACAGTATAAGGCCGTATGCCATACGGTGAAAATTGGGTCTGGAAGGATCGTAAGGTTTGGTTCGGTCAACTAAAGCCTGCATTCCAGGAGATGGATTAGGTCCACGCTCGAATTCTCGTTGCAAGTTAGCAGCCATACTATAATGGTACGGAGTCATCTGATAGCCAAAGTTTACACACTGTAAATAAGCAGGATACGACTTTACACATTTACGTAATACTACTTCTCCTGTTAGTCCTTCCCAGCTTATAGTGTGATTTCTAATCGACATTATCTCTTTTTCGGTTAATAGTTGGTATCCGTATTCAGCTTGTAATTCGCTAAGCGTAATCATTTGTCACCATCTTCTTTCGCTTTAGCCTCTCGGTGAGCTACAAGTAGTGCCAGTTCTTCATCGTCCAGCTCTTCATATTGGCCGGTGCCGATACTAATCTCTTCTTTAACTTTACCAGCAGTTCTATCGAGAACGAGGTTGAAGGTAGAAGTA